TAATAGTAGTGTTGCCTGTTCCTGCTCTGCGCCACATTCTAAATGTTGCAGTTGAAGGAGTAGCATCAAATCCACTATGTTCGTTAGCATTTGATTGTACAAAAATTGCGTCAGTAGCAATGTTAGCACCGCCGCCGCTTCTGTCTAACCAATATAACGCAGTGTGTCCGTTGTCATAAATTGGACTGTTAACTGCATTCCAAGTTGTTGTTGCAGATGACCAGTTATAAACTCTCCATCTTGCACCATTGTTTGGCTCAGTTGTTTTAATCCATACACTGCCTGTTGGTCTTGGAGCACTATCAAGTGTTTTCCATTGTGGAACACTTGTGTGTGCGCTTTGACGAATTGCGGGTGCATAGTATGTATTTTTTGCAATACCAAGGTCGCTAAAGTTAACTGCTGGACTTGTACTTGCATCATCAATAATAATTGCTTGTGTTAAAGTACTGTCTGCGTTGTTAGCATCTTGTTCTTTGCCTTGTGCGTAAAGGTAAAGTTTACCGCTTACGTTTCTAGCATAGATACCTTGTGATCTGCTAATTTGACTGTTAATTGATGTTACCAAATCGTCAAGTGTACCAGTTACTTCAAAGTCTGTACTGTTGATGCTAAACTTACCACTTGATGCAGTAAATGTGCCACCTGTAATTGTTGGGTGACTTGCAGTCCAATCATTGCTACCAACAAGTACCCAAGTACCTGCTGTTGGAGAAACACCATTACCAGCGGATTTGTAATACACTCTTGCTGTTTCTTTGCTTGCAGTAAATGATCCTGAACCGTCTACTGTTTCAAAAACGATTGCATAATCTCCGATAGCACCTACTGAACCTTTAGGTAATCCTGTACCGGAATCAATTTTAGTTGTATCTGTATCAGTTAATACAATTGGAGTTTTGTTAGTAAACTTTTGGCCGCCTGTTGTTGTTATTGCAGCGCCATTCCATTCCTGGATACCCCAAGTTGTACCCCTAGTATCAACCCACCAAGTACCATCATTTGGATTCGCTCCCGGCGCATCTGCTGATCCTTCAAGTTGACCTAAGTCTACGTTAGCTCGTGTAATAAATGCTGCGTTACTTACGCCTAGCAATGAATATGCTGCTAACAAACCATATTCGTTCAATTCGCTTCCGTGAATTGGTGTATTACTTGCTGTCTTTTCAAAGTTTGGAACTCCAAAAAGATCTACTAATTCTTTCTGTGATGTAACCTTAAATGCTTTTCCAGCATTTGCGGCTGTTGTCGCTGAAGCAGTTCCCGTGCCAGCAGCGTTAATTTTATCTTGGGCTGTTGCAACCACGATAAGAGGAGTAGTACCCGGTTCAGCGGGGGTGTAAAAACTCTCATCTATTACGGTTACTTCAACGCCTGGTGATTGTAGTGCCATTCCTGTTTCTCCTGGTAATGTAAAAGTATATTGTTATACCTAATCTGTATTACTAATGTATTTAGTTGGATCGGATAAAAAGTGCTGTTTATACCTATATAAAAAGGGGTCGAAAAGGTGTAAATATATGTATGAGACCACTATGTAAGTGCGGATTAAGACCCCGTGCAGTAAACTATAAGAAGCAAGGAAAGACATACTACAGAAGTTTGTGTGAAGGTTGCAGTAAACACGGTCTGTATCACGGTGTGCCTAGATGGCAACGTGCAGGTTACAAAATTAAAAAACAGTGCGATAAATGCGGATTCAAATCACAGCACAAGGAAGTATTCAGAGTATTTCACGTAGATGAAAACCTTGACAATTGTAGACCGCAAAATCTTAAAACTGTATGTGCTAATTGTAGGAGCGTATTATCTAAAGAGAATATACGCTGGAAACAGGGTGACTTAGTGGCTGACTACTAGTAGATTTTCTACTTGCGCATACAACTGATCAATAGATCCGTTATTTTCAACTACAGCATCAAACTTACTATTAATCCACGCCCATTCGCTAGGATGTATTTTTTGCACTTTCATCTCATTGATATGATAGTTTGATCCTTCATTTGCTTGTTGTGCATTTGTATACCAACTAGGCAAATCTCCACGTTTTACCCAAACAACTTTTCCGCCTGCTTTATGGATCACATCAACTTCATTAGGAAATCTACAGTCGCTAATAACAACATCATCTGTACTGTTACGCAGTTTATTTTCTAAACTTGCTACCCAAATATCATCGTGGAATGCTTTTCTAGCAACTTCTGTACCCCAATATTGTAACACCCATCTTGGAGTTAGTGTTGGCATATCTAACCGTTCTGCCCACCACGGATCTATTTGCTCACGCCATTCACGAGCTTCTTTAGATCTACCTTCTAGCATTTCTCTATTCCACCCAAAAATATGAGCCACTGCATCTTTCAGTGTTCCTGCAAAACTTTCTCTACGAAAGCCGTGATCGTTTGTTAGATAATCTGCTACTGTGTCTTTGCCGCAGCCAATAAAACCGCAAATGCCTATAATCATAAATGATATCTCCTAAGTAATACTAAACATTATAGCATCATCTGTAGGATTGTCAAGTCTAAATATACGGTCTTGGCTGGCCTGGTTTGCCCGTATTAAGTTTACGTGCTAACACACTTGCTGTGTTAATAGACTTAGTACGTTGCTGTCTACGTACTGCTGTAGGACCAGTTCTTGCTCTGGTCGTCTTCATTTTTTGTGCTTTGGCAACATTATACTGCTGATGGCATTTGGATGGATGACTAACTTGTCTACCTGCTCTAGGTCCACTTGAACAACGGAAACGCAGTTTGGTCTTTCCACCTTTTGCAGTACCTGTAGTTCGTCCCCAAACCATTTTTGCAGTTTCTGTATAAAACTGTTCGTACTCTTCTGATATAAATTCTGTTGCTTTCATTATCCGTTAATCCAATAGTACCCTTGGCCACCTGGTACTAGTGTTACCAATTCTGCTGTCAGCCTTTCAATATCCTGAAAGCCTTCTTGTTTAATACTAGCACCGTTAAGTGCAGTTCCGCCTTGTGGACCTGCGATACTAGCAAATTTTTCTCTTGCTTGTCCTAGCATTACTTTGCAATTAGCAAGTGTATAATCTTTAACCCACTGTCCTGCATATTGATCATTAATAATTGTGTAATCAGGTTTATTATTGTAACACCAAAGAAGTACTTGTTCTTCTCCTCTAGGACGTTGCATAATAATTAGTTTCTTACTTTGCGGATTCCAAGTAAAGTTGATAAATGAACCAAACATTTTACCTACCATTTCTTGATAACCTGCAAATAATTCGTATGTTGCAAGTCCGCCCATATTGGTTGAACTTAACAAATATGTATTAGTGTATGCTAAGTTGAACGGTTCAAATACTGTACCGCCTGTTCCGTTACCTGTACGTGAACCAACTGAACGTCTAAAAATTTGTCTTACTTGCTGTATTTCATCAGGTAAAATATAATCATTCTTTTCACTTTCAAGTGTAAGTGTAATATAACTTTCTTCAACTGCGTTATCAGAACGCTGTCTAAAAACTCCCAGCGCACGTTTTAATCCTGTTTCGTAATGAACGGGATCTAGTTCGACGTCGATCATACCGTCGCCGAGCATTGCTTTTACGTAATCAAATACTTCTTGTTTTGCGTTGTCTATCTGGCTCATATAAGTATTTATGCCTTGAGACGGATTAGGTAAATACATATACTATGCCAAGACTGAGTTTATACCGTCCCGAGAAGGGAAACGATTACAGATTTATTGATAAAACTGCCTGGGAAATGTTTCAGGTAGGCGGAACCGATGTGCTTGTTCACCGATATCTGGGACCAGGCAGCAGTAGAGAAGAAACTCCTACTACACCTAAGTACAGTACAGACGATCCTACAAATATACAAGATATGTTGTTTCTTGAAAACAGAGATCGTAAATATGATCCTGATGTATATCAGTTACGTGGAGTATACAATGTAAATGATGTAGATTTTAATCTTAGTCAGTTTGGTTTGTTTTTACAAAATGATACATTATTTGTTACATTCCATATTAATGACACAGTTGAAAAACTAGGCAGAAAAATTATAGCAGGTGATGTTATTGAATTACCTCACTTACAAGACGAATATGCATTAAATGATTTAAATTATGCACTTAAAAGATTTTATGTAATTGAAGATGTTAACAGAGCAGCAGAAGGATTTTCTGTAACTTGGTATCCTCATTTATACAGAGCAAAATGTAAACCGCTAGTAGACTCACAAGAATTTAAAGATATTTTAGATGCCGTTGCAGGTGAAGAAAATAACAAAGGCGAATACAATACTAATTCAACTTACTTTCCTGGAGATATAGTTTCTTACAATGGTGAGAAATACGAAGCATTATCAGAAACTACTGATTCTCCTCCAGGTGGCGCTTGGAAACTTGCAGATACACTTAAAGATATTATGTCTACATACGAAAAAGAAATGCAAATTACAGGTGCAGTTCTTGATCAAGCAGAAGCAGATGCTCCACAAAGTGGTTATGACACAACTAAATTTTATACATTACAGCGTGATGAAGTTGGTAATGCAGAACTAGTAACAGCAGACGATACACAACTACTAATACCGTCAACAGATGCAAACGGCAATCCTGTATATGATGACAATGGTGAAGAAGTATTCACAAGTTACACTGCTGATATGGTTAATGCAAATGCTGAGATGTCAGGATATAAAGGATACTTAGTAGGAGATGGAATACCGCCTAACGGTGCTCCATTTACACAAGGCATTGCATTTCCTATGAATCCTGGAGAAGGACAATTCCACTTACGAACAGATTACAAACCAACAAGGCTTTTCATCTTCAAGAAAGGAAGATGGGGTAAAGTTGAAGATGATGTGAGAATGACAATGAGTAACTTAGGACCAAGTGATGTAGCAGCAGGTAAAGACTTTGCAGGACACGATGCTAGAGAAAATAAAGGACTTAAATCAACATTTATTAATAACACAAACCAACAAGTTATTGATGGCAAGACTGTTAAGGAAAAACAAAGTCTTTCTAAAGCACTAAAACCAAAGGCAGATGAATAATGCGTATTGATGAAATTTTAGGATTTGCAACTAGCAGACCAAAGAAACATACTGTAAAAAGAAGACCTCCTGAAAAGGAAGAAGAACCTATTTCACTAAAAATTCAAAAGCGTAGGGCAGCAGCAGCCAAAGGTGACGACACAGCATTCACAAATAAATTTAACAAGGCAAACAAGTAATGGATTTTTTCTACGACGGACAAATTAGAAGATATATTACACAGTTTATGCGTGTGTTTATCGGCTTCAAATACGAAGCAGGTGACGGCAAGCAACAAACTGTTCCAGTGATGTATGGTGATCTAACTCGTCAAGTATCAAATATTATTAGAGAAAACTCTGAAAACAAAATGCCTACAGTTCCACGTATGGCTTGTTATGTTACAAATTTACAAACTGATCCGAGTAGACTTTCTGATCCTACATTTACAAGTAAAGTTAATATTAGAGAACGTAGATATTCTGAACAAGATGATGGTACTAGAGAATATACAGGCGAGCAAGGTAAAAATGTAACTGTAGAAAGATTGATGCCTACTCCATATACACTAACTATGAAAGCAGATATATGGACTAGTAACACTGATCAAAAATTACAATTACTAGAACAGATACTAGTGCTGTTTAACCCTGCGCTAGAAATACAAACAACAGATAATTATATTGATTGGACAAGTTTAAGTGTTGTATATTTAGATAATACAAACTTTAGTTCAAGATCAATTCCTGCAGGTACAGATTCAGATATTGATATTTGTAGTTTAGATTTTACAATTCCAATTTGGATTTCTCCACCAGTTAAAGTTAAAAAACTAGGTGTTATTAGAAGTATTATTGCAAACATATTTACTGAAGAGGGTGACGTTAAAAACATTAGTTCACTTGTTTATAACGGTAACGGTAGCAATACAGTTTATGTAAATCCAAGATTTCCTGTATTACTGTTTAAGGCTAATAACAATCAACCATACGATTACGAACTAACAATTATTGATCCATATGCAGCAATTGAAAGCGTAGGTCTTGGCGAAAAAGAAAGCGTTGCTAATAATAAACAGTATGATTGGAATGCAATACTTACACGTTTAGGTAACTTTAATGCAAACAGTGTAATCTATTTCAAGCAGCCTAATAACACAGAAATGGCAGCAACTTTTGCAATACATCCAACTGATCCTAAAATACTATTAGTTACATTTGACCAAGATACTATTCCAGGTAACACAATTATTGATGGTTCTAGAGCACCAGCTCAACGTACATCTATAGATGCTATTGTAAATCCAACTACATTTAATCCTATAGATAAATGGAACGGAGTAGCAAATATACCTGTTGGAACTAGATATCTTTTATTAGAAAGTGTAGGCGATCCAGACAGTGTAAGTCCAGATGCTTGGAAAGGCACTGACGGTTCTAGTCAATCGTCATATCAATTATTAGAAAACAATATTGTAGAATGGGACGGATCAAGTTGGGTAAATGTGTTTGACACTGCTACGGCAAGCGATACAACATATGTAACAAACATTAGAACAGGAATCCAATACAAGTGGGACGGTATTCAATGGTTAAAATCATTCGAAGGCGAATACTCACCAGGATATTGGAGACTCGATCCTGATCCTGCATAATTAATAGTATGCAAAAACGTGCCGGACTTTTATTTTTATCTAAAATAGAGAAGCGAATACTGCTTATTCTTGAAAAAGAAAAGTGGACTGTTCCTACCTTTGCTAGAAACAAAACACTTTTCGACGATAGTAAACAAGCAATGACAGACTTTTCAGAAGGTAGAATTTTACCTATTGAATTGTATCTATCAAAAGATAAAGGATTTGAATATAGTACCTATATCTGTTTAGTAGATTACGAATTTATGCCAACAGTAGTTGATACGTTTTGCTGGGCAACATTAGATACATTACCCAAGAATATACACAATGGTTTGAGAAATACTTTAAATAATAGTTTAATAAGAACCAAGATAGAAACTGTATTGGAGTTAGAAAATGCTTCTTAAAGATAATCCAAGATATTTGCAAGAAAAGAAAACGTTTCAAGAGCGAATTAATAAAATGCCTGATGGTGACGCAAAATTAAAGTCTACAAATTTACTTAGACAACTAGAGGGCGAAGTGCAGGAACTAGATAGATGGCACGAACAACTATTAATGAATTCTGAAACTGCTAAAAAGTTTAATCAAGATGACACTAGAGATATTATTTCTAGTATTAGAAAACAGATTGAAGATTTAACTAAAAATTTTTAGATTGAAGCAATATCTTTAATAAACAAACTTCCGACCATAGCAGAGTGGTTTGTACATTGATATCTATAACCGCCTGATATACTTTGCGGAATCTTCCAATACATAATACCGCCTACCTTACTGTTTGCACCTGAGCCAGTAGTAACTGTTCCGTCGCTTGCAACGTGTACTAAGCCAGCACCTGTATAAGCATTACCAATTGGATCTTGTATTTCAAATGGATGTGAACCGCCTGCTTGTAAATCAAATGCAATTGTTGTACCATTAATAGCATAAACTGTTGGATTATCAGCAGTACCATATTGATCAAATCTATAAGAACTTAATCCGTTATTGGTTACTACAAGTCTAGTCATTGCAGGTAAGTATATTGAACCTAAATTTAAACTTGCATTTTGTACATCTGAAAGTGTACCAAAGGTTGGCGCACCAGCAGTTGATGTAATTGTAACACTGTCGGTACCGTTTGTTGATAATGAAATACCAGAACCTGCAACTAAATTTAATGAATCTGAAACTGCGTCTGCTGCTACAGTAGTTGCGCCCGATACTACAATATTACTGAATGCGTTTTGATTTACATCTCCGCCGCCTCCACCTGCTTGACCTTCGATAGTTAGAGACTTGCCTGTTGCATCAGTAGTTAGTGTTATATTAGATCCTTGCACAATTGTAAGTGTATCTGATCCAGAACTTGCTACAACGTTATCCTGTCCTGCTACAGTAATAGTTTGAAACGTATTAGGAGTAACACTGGCTGTGCTTGTCACTAAGTTCCAAGTTGTACCGTTCCATTGCCACGATGTTTCGCCGTCAGTGAATGTGTCATCTAGCGTTGGTGTGTTTGGAAAATTAATAGCCATATATTGTTACCTCGTATGTATTTATGTGTTTACAGTAATTGTATTATTCATACCACCGTGTATACTACACTGATAATAGTAAGTTCCTGTACTAGCAATAGTCCAATTTAGTTGGCCTGTTCCTTGCCCAGAAACGTCTGATACTTGATTACCTAGCCCACTACCTTGTGAAGTTTTTATGTAGAATGGGTGTGCGCTTGCAGTATCAGAATTGACTACAAACTGTACTTTATCTCCTGTATTAAATGTTAATGCAGGCTGTGATGCACTTGCAAATGACGCACTTCTATCAGTACCGCTCAACAAATAATTGTTTCCGCTATGCTCTACTGTAATTGTATAATCTGGAATAAATGTAACTGAAGTATCTTGAATTGTAATATTTTGACTTAATGCACCTGTTGCAGTTCCAAGACTATCTGTAGCACCTAGTGTAAATGTAAGTGTTTCTGCACCTTCAGTTGTAACATCTTCGTTAAGAGTAATAGTAACACTATCTGTGCCACTGGCCATTGTAAAGTTTCCTGATAAGGCATCATCCGTGTCTTGTGGATTTGTAATACCTGTTACTGTATACGGAACTGTTGTACCGTCAGGAATATTAGTACCTGTTAGAGTAAATGTAACACTTTGCCCTTCCTGAATAGTACCGCCTGTTGCATCATTAATTAGATTTGTATACACTATAGTTCTACTTGTATCTTGAATACTAATAGTGTGTGTATCTTCGCCGTTATCCAAACTTACAAGCATAGCCTCTGTGCCTTCTGTACTTAGATCCGCTGCAAGTGTCCAACTTACTTGTGCAGTATTGTTGTTTACTACAAAGTTACCTAGTGTAGTTCCACTTGTAAAGTCACTATTAATGGTGCCTGTAACGCTATATGCGACCTCTGTAGCGTCTTCTACGTTAGTTGTAGTTAAAGTTACTGTAAATGTATCGCCTTCGTTTGCGCTTAAAGGACCAGATAATGTGTATGTTGGATCTGGTGTAACTGGTGCTTGACTTGTGTCATTAACTGTAACATCGTGGAAGTCTACACCGTTATCCAAACTCAATCTAATAGTTTCAGCACCTTCTGTTGTACTGTCTTCTGCAAACGTAATTGCTACATCTCCAGTACCAGAAGTAATTGTAAAGTTTCCTGTCAGTGATTCACCGCCTATGTCAGCACTAGTTACTCCTGTAATTGTATAAGGAATATTTGTTGCATCTGGAATTTGTGTAGTTGTTAATGTAAATGTAACTGTACCACCTTCATTTACATTTGTTACATCTGAACTTAGTGTATAAGTTGCTGCTGGTGGTGTAACACTAGTATCATTAACTGTAACTGCTTGCGAGCCTTGACCGTTAAGCAATGATAAAGTTAGTGTTTCTGCACCTTCAGTTGTAAGATCGTTTGCAAGTGTAAATGCTGCTGTTGCAGTATTACTTGTAACAGTGAATGCTCCCGATGTTGATCCTGAACTTAAATCACCTGATTGTATCCCACTAATTGCATAAGAAACTGCTGTGCCGTCCGGTAAACCAGTTGTGGTTAAAGTAAATGTAACTGTACCACCTTCATTTACATTTGTTACATCCGCTGCCAATGCGTAAGTAGCACTTGATGCTCCTGTTGTCATCGCAAATCCTGTAAATGACAAAGGTTGCTGATTATATCTGCTATATAACATTTTGTTAGGAGTACCCATTAAACTATTTGGGTAAGCATTATAATCTGTGTCGTTATTAGTTGTGTAAATTACATCTGATACTGCATCATTTGTAATTCTTGTTTGCATTTGTGCAGGAGTTATTTCAGGAAATACTTCTAAATGCTGTGCAATAACACCTGCTACTTGAGGTGCCGCCATACTTGTTCCGCCAATCGCTGTAATTTTAAAATTGGTATTTTCTGGATAATTAAAATCTGTAAATCTATTAGTTGTACTTGTTGCAGCCATAATTTCTTGACCCGGTGCTAACATATTAATTGCAGGTCCTCGTGTGCTAGAATCTGTAATGATGTCTGTTCCTGTACCACCAATCAATTCTTCAGTATGGTAGTCTATATTACCTACTTCAAAGCAGCCTGCATCATCACTATGAGGTGAACTACCTCTATGATAGTTATAAGTTGTGCCACTAAACACTACTGTATTATTGTAATCATCTCCGGCTGGAACATCGTGTTTAAATATATTGTTTCCTGCTGCAATTACTACGTGTATTCCTGCTGCAATCATATCATCTATTTCAGCGTCAACAGATGTAACACGATTAGGCATAATTGTATATGCGCCGCCACCAAATAGTTTGTCAACTACACCTGTAGAACTAAACAAGCCATCTCTTGAATCATACCCTTCTACAAATTCACCTGGATTCCAAACCCAAGCAGAACCTCGATAATTTCCGCTAGATGGATCTGTAGTTATGTTTGTGCTGTATCCCCAACTCATATTAACTACTGTAGGACGACCATTTGTTTTTGCATTGTGCCATAATCTAATTGCATCAAATGCATTACCTATTGAAATACCATTACCAGGATCGCCTGTTCCTTCTAGTCCTGCTAATTTTTGTGCATAAATGTTTGCTGCTTTTGCCCAGCCGTATTTCAAACCTGCTGCAATACTTGCACAGTGCGTACCGTGTCCATCATAATCTTCGTAAAAATTTGAATCCTGCGTTCCTGCTATTCCACTAGCAGTATACCAATTAATTTGTTGTACTCTTGTAGTACCATTTCTATCAAAGAAATCTGGATGGTCTGCTTGAATACCACTATCTTGTATTACAACATCAACTCCGTTGCCGCCAAGCCCAGTTATATAATCGTTGGAAGGTGCAACATTGTTTTGATACATTGCATTTGATGTGCCGGCACATCGTACTAGGCCCCAGTTGATATCTGTATTTGAATGTACAGTAGATCTTCTAAAGTTTGATCCGCCTTGTGTTAAGTGATGACCAATTTGTATATCTGTCCTTTCCCCAACTGGAATTTCTACAGACAATACTCTATCGTCTTTCATTAATTCAGTTGCTTCATCAGCAGTAAGCATAAAGTGAGTCATTCTAGTTGACCCAATTCTTGCATCGGCAACTGGTACTGATCTATCTGGAATAGGTCCTGATCCAGAACTTGCTGTTAGTTCTGCTTCTAGTTCTGTTAAGTTAACACCTTTGTTAACAACTACTACGTATTCTCTTTCACTCATTATGCTGCCGCGCCAGTGTCTAATTCAATCCAACCACCATTTTGATAACCCTCTATCTTATTGGAAGTTGTATTATAAATTATATCACCGTTCACAGCAGTTAAAGCATTACGTGCAGTATCGTCCATCGATGGCAGTCTTACAGGACCACCTGCAAATCTTGCGCCGTCTACAGTAGTAATTGTTACTGCTGACGAACTATTAATTGCAGTTGCTCCAATACCAGTGTCACTAAACGTAGATGTATTCAATCCGCCGACGGTAATTGTGTTTGTTGTCGTTGCGCCTCTACCAGTAATTGTATCAAGTGTATCAGATTCTGTTGTTAAGTATCCAGCAACAGAATGATCACCCCAACCAAATGCCGAGTCCCAATTGGAAGCGTTTGATGTAGCAGTGTTAAGTGCTGTAGTAGTTGCGTATGTTGTTAATATTGTTTTGTTTGCAAGTTCGACCCATCCGCCAGCGTGTGCAAAATATAATGCGCCATCTGCGTGACTGTGTGCAACTGCTCCGTGATACGTAGTTGCATCTGGGAAGTCGCTTATTGTTGGATATAAAAATCTTAATCCGTGTGCGGCTACTGTAGGAGCATCAATTGCACCTGTTATAGTTGCACCTGTTTTAGGAACAGCATCAGTAATGCCATACCCGCCTAATGTTGTAGGCTTATCTTGTAAGTCTCCCCAACTAGATACGCCACCGCCACCACTTTGTGATGCTGGTACTGCTGGTTGAATCCATTGTGCGCTATTTCCGTCATTAACATATACATATAATCTTGCTGTTGAACTATCAAACCAAATTGTTCCTTCTTCTGGCTCAGTGGGCGCACTATCACTTACTTCGATACTGCCGCTTCCGCCGCCACCTACACCTGCTGTTAATGCTTTTGCAGCAAATATAGCATTAGTTACGTTTGATAAATCTTCTTTTACAAGTTCCATTCCGCCTACTGTTTGTGCATCATACAGGCGTAAAGTCTTTTTGTCGTTATCATAGAAAATTTCACCGCGTAAACCCAACTTTCTATCAAGAAAATCGGTATCTCTTGGCACTACTCTAAGGTTATTAATAATTGGTAATCTTGCCATATTTCTCTCTGATCCGTCTTGTTGTATAGTATTTATCCGACTGCCAAGATAACGTGTCTATGCGAAAAAGCACCATAAATAGTTTTATGGAACATATTACAGTCGAAAACGCACTTCCTAAGGCCTATCAAGATGAAGTAGAAAGCCTAATGTATAGTACGGAGTTTCCGTGGTTTGCTAATCACGAACACTATAATAATACTAATACATACAGTTTAGGATTCACACATCTTGCACTAAATGACGGTCCTGATTTACCAAAAGGATCAACTGCAAGTAATCATTTACAGTTGTTACTACCTATTTGGTATATGATGGGAGATGTATTGGGCAAGGATTTAGGAAAGTTGCTGAGACTGCGTTGTGGTTTGCTTGTACCAAGCAATGCTAGTGATAGTATGGTCGATAATGCTGAGCCTGTAGATGGCGGCGATGAGCCTCATTTAGATTTTTTCTGTCCTCACTGGACTGGATTGTATTATGTAAATGATAGCGATGGCGACACTAGTGTTTATAACGAAACACAACCAAGTGACAACTATACAGTTTTAACTACATCAACACCTAAAAAAGGAAAGATGTTTATTTTTAATGGTAAACATTATCATTCAAGTAAAAAGCCTACTAGTGGTTATTCAAGATGTGTGCTAACTTTTAATTTTACAACGGAACAATATGATTAACTGGCTTAAAAACAAATTTAAAAAGAAACAACCATTAGTAACCTGCTATACAACTGTACGAGGGCTAGAAACAATCTACCCTCCAAAACTTGCAACAGCAGCAATACCTGATTGGTTTAAAAAAATGCCTAAAGAAATTATGGAACAATGGAGCGGACACCCAGGTACAGCAAAAAAGTGTCCTGCGTTTGTAGATTATTATAAGTCAGGCGTTGTTTTATATCTATGGTGCGATCTGTGGATTAAAATAAATGAAGATACTACTTGGGAAGTTAAAACTCCTGAAAAACTTTTTAGTTTTACAAATCATTTAGATAATCAGTTTTTAGATCATTTAGACACTCGTGAATATGCAATGGTATTAAAAGCAAACAGTCCTTGGAGAATGGTAACACCTAAAGGTTATGATTTAATGCAATTGCCTTTACACTATCATTTTGATAAAAGATTTGAAGTACTTCCTGGTGTAATGAGTGCTGATATACATTACGAAGTAAACCCGCAAATGGCATTTAAGGAATATGGTGAATATATGATTCCACGAGGCACGCCTTTAGCAATGTACGTTCCAATAAAAAGAGAAAAAATAACTCTTGAAGTTAGAGAAATGGACGATGAATTAAAACGTCTAGAAGAAAAACAATATTATTGGTTTTCTGGTAAATTTGCAGGCGGATATAAAGAACATCAAACTATCATTAAAAAGCAAGAAAATAAATGAAGTGGTTTCAAAAAACTCAACCAACTATTGAATTCTGGTCTATAGAGAAAGGACTAGAACATACTGCTCCGCCGGTTCCTGCTACACAATGTATACCGGATTGGTTTAAAGAAATGCCAACGACTGCAAGAGATGTATATACTAATTTTGGGGCAAATGGTAGAGTAGAAACTGCAAAACAATGTCCTGCATATGCTGAATTTTGGAAGCAAGCATATGTATTAAGAATGTGGACAGATTTTAAAATTACTATTAATAAAGATAGAACATACAGTGTAGAATCAGCAGATGAAAGATTTGAATTTACTAATCACGGCGATTTACAATTTGCAAATCATTTGCCTGATCCTGACAAGTATAGTATGGTATTGAAAGCAATAAGTCCGTGGAGACTAAAAACTCCTAAAGGATGGTCAGTGTTACAACTACCAATGTTGTTTCATTACGATAAAAGATTCGAAGTATTACCAGGCTCGTTTTGGTCTGACATACATCACGAATGTTCTCAGCAGATGGCATTCTTTGACTATGGAGAATATATTATTGAAAGGGGAACACCTCTTTGTATGTTTATTCCTGTGCAAAGAAATGTAATCAAACATAAAGTGTCTGAGTACAAAGACCGGCTATATAATATAACTAACCAAAGTTATTTGTGGTGGGCCGGCAAATTTAAAAATGGCTACAAAGAGCACCAACGAATAGTTAAAAAGGAGAAAAAGTAAATGAGTATTATTACAGTAGAAACATTGGAACCCGGAGTAAATTACTTCTGTATGTATGAAGCAGAGATTGATCCTAATACAATGCCATTGTTATCACAATCAGATGAAGTGATTCCAAAAGCATTGATTTCAGGTAAAGGTCAGATCTTACAGAGAGATAAAGAAAAGAGACTTGCTGAAGTTATTGATCTTGAAACTCATCAACGTTATATTGTTGGTTGGGATGCAATTACTGATATCGCCGTTGCTGACTAATGAAAATTAGGTCAATATTTCCAGAAGGCATTGGCTTAGCAACTAACACTGACATTAAACTTGATATCGATAGTTTAATGAACAGTATAGAGTGGAAAACTGACAACAACGGCTTAGGCGATTTTGATCAAAGTCAAACTAATCTACAAGAAGTTGCCGAATGGCAACCACTACTAAATTGGATTGTAAGAAAGGCTGAACACTATTGGACAGAACTAGGATATAAGCACGACGGTATGTATATCACACAAGCGTGGCTTAACAAGATGCCCGATGGCGGAAGTATTGACTGGCACTGGCATTCTAATTCACTTATTTCAGCAGTCTACTATCTTAAAGCAGACGAAGGAACAGGCCCTACACTATTCCAAACTACTAAGAATCCACTGCAACTTAGTTTACAAACCGAAGTAGACAAGTTTACAAACTACAATTGCCCTGAAATAGCAATTAGACCAGAGCAAGATAATGTAGTTCTATTTCCATCCTACATAAACCACCGTAGTGCTGCTAATTTTAACGCTGTTTCTGAACGTTATACAGTAGCGGTAAATATTATGCCCAACACGCTAGGAAAAGAAAACCACTTTAATTGGGCTAAATTGAATAAATAAACATATAACAGACGTATTAAGGAGACTTGTTACTATGGCAACATTTACAGTTGAAGGAAAAACTTTCGACAAATATTATAAAGCATATGATTATGCAATGTTTTTGTACAACACTGAAGATAGACAGATAGCATTAGTCAAGGATGGCGGCGCTCCAGTAATGGTCGGCGATATTCTTACTGAAGACGAATTAGATAGTGCTAATAACTACTAGTTTTTACTAAGATCTAATTCAGTAAGGCTGTCAGGTCTTCCAATCTTTTCAAAGATAAAAGTATTAAAAGCAAGACTCTTTCTCGGAAGGTCTTGCTTTATTTTTCCCACACTATGTTGAAGCTCACTAGGAAATAGTACAAGTGTATGTTTTCTTGGAGTGAATGAATGCGTATCAAATGCATACGGTGCATCAATATCTTCATTACGATCTATTTCAAAGTTGTTAAATTTTCTAGGACGTAAAAAACTGATAGGTTCTATCTCGCTTTCTTCCCAGTAAAACACTCCGGAAATTAAACTGTTAGGATGAATATGATACTTGTGTCGCTGACCTTTTTCTTTTATCGATACCCAACTCATAGTTAAGTCAATTTTATTAAAGTTCCAAGCAAGTACATTTTCAGCATAGTTGTTAACCTGCTTCATAATCCAGTTTCTTAACGGAGTCATTTCTTCACGATTTAGAATATAATTGTCTTGACTTATTGTACCATACTCTTTAATTGTTTGTTGATCCTTTTCAACATCAATTGGAGCGTTTTCCATATAGTTAATGCATTGCTGTATTTCATCTTCGCAAATAGCAAAGTATACAGGTGTTGGAAAAATAGGTACTACTTCAATATGATCTGTCATTAGTTTATCAACTTTACATTAAATGCAATGCTAATTCTTTCTTCATTGCTTTTGTTTTTTACAACCATATGTTCTAAATATGAAGGCCATAACAACAATCGTCCTACAATAGGTTCAAACCAAATATTAGGCTGCATATTTTTTGCTCTGTGTGTTAGTTTATGAAAGTTGTATGCACTTGCTGGCGGATTAAACATTATGTTGCCACTATCTTTAGGAGCAGTTACATAAAATATTCCACTTATATCGCTTTCTGGATGCATATGAAACTCTTGCCACATACCCGGCTGGCTATAATTATACCACGATTCGTCTAAGTTTACAAGTGTGTATGGAGGATCAACTGCTAGTTCTGCTAGATACTGATGTATATGTTTATAAATGTGTTTGCTTAAAAGCGGACATTGATCTTTTAATACATTTATATATTCATCAAACTTAAATGTGCTTTGTATATCGCTTGACCAAGGATTAGTTGTATTACTTCTTTGTGTTTCTGCAACTTGTACAGCCTCATTGATAACATCTTGGTTATCAGTATCAACTAACTTAACAGGAATACCAAAATAATTTTCTATCATTGTGTATTTCCTATTACATCAAAATTAATAATTGCTCTAGATGATTGATTTGGACTAGAACTTGAATGATAGTATTTGCCGTTAAAGAATAATGCTCTTCCTTTTTTAGGTTGACAAGTAACTAATGGTTCCCATTCTACATCTTCCATATTTGCAGATTGTGTATCGTGCCGTGTTTGTTTATATAATGTAGTTGGTGCTTCATTATCAACTACATAATACAAGCATACTAAATGATCAAACTGCAAGTCGATATGTGGATGATTACTTGGCACATTTTTACTAATAGGTAATTGTAAAAAAGAACGTGCTTGATAAACGTGCTCCACATCAACATTAATTTTATCACACGCCATATAAACTAACGGCTTAATAAAAGGCCACCAAGCATCGTTATTGTCATTTACATCTTCATAAAACACGTGATTAAATGCAGGACAAATTGCTCTAGTGTTGTATCTTTTAATTTTGTCAGCAGTAAGTGTTACGTCAGCAACATAGTACCAAGGAAAACTATTATTACCTAAAAGTAAATCTTCAATATCGTCTTGATATACTTTTGGTATTACATTATCTACAATTTGATATTCCATTAGAAGTAATTATATCCCATCTTTTTATCAACTAATGACCAAAGTTCTATACTTAATGGTTTAAAAATAATTCTTGGGTCATCAACACCGTTTGTTTTTAATACTTGCATCATACTTTTTACATTCTGAAACACATCACTATTATGCAATGCTTTTGTTGTTTTGTCAACTGTTATTTTCCAGAACTCGCTATCAAATGTACTTCCGCCGTGATATACAAAGTAAATAAATGCACAATATACTTCAGCAGTATGACGCAACGAAGCATTTGCTACGTCTGCTGTACTATCGCCCATAATTACATTTGCAGCCTCAATTGCTACTGCTTCATAATACGAACCACTTAATGCTTCTAATGGTTCAAAAAATAATGCTCTATTACCATTGCTAATAATTCTGCCATCTATAGTATTTTTCTTATAGTAGTTTTTCCAACTAAAATCTCTTACTTGGATAGGATCATCAAACAGTGTTTGCATATCTTCTTTTGCTTCTTCGACGCTGGTAATTTTATCATTAAATAGATATCCCCAACCTTGTCTTGTTGCTAAAGGTATACCAAACATCCAACCGTTTCTAGTTGCCTGATGATATGTATAATTCCAATCACCTGGTTTGTCTATAGCATTTACTATAGCGTGGTTAACAGGAAGATCATCTTTTAATTCATAATCAGAATAATCATCTGGATATCCCATACAGTCAATAATATAATCAAACTTATGTTCAGTACCATCAATAAGTAAATTTACGTGTGTATCTGTTTGTTTAATAGATTCAATTGCACCGTGTATTTCAAAGAAACCTTTTTTGTTTCTCAATCGTCCTAATACTAGTTCGCTTAATTTAAAGTTGTTAAAGTGTATAGCGTGATAAGGAGGTATAAACTGATTGTGGAAATCGTTGTCTCTCCAGTTTTTATATTTTACACCGTGTTTAGTTGTAGCGTCTAAGGCAGGACCGTCATCTAACATTCTAAAATCACAAGCCTGTGCTAATATGTGAGGTAGAAATGTTGTTGTACTTTCTCCAATACCTAGAATTTTTTGTTCAGGATCGTGTATGCTGTATACTTCAATGTCATCATCTAGTGTGTTCATAAAGTATGCTAGTGTTTGAAGTCCGGCAGTGCCGATACCTATAACTGCAACTTTCATATTATCCTCCGCCTAGACTAGCGTCCTTCATTCCATCTGCTAACACTCTTGCTTCACCTAACGCAGGAACAAATTTTGTTGCTAATGAAAATCTAAAGAATTGGCCGTGTTCAGAAGCAAGTTGTGTTGGAGGTCGAATCATATGCGGAATCTGCGGATGAAATAGAACTAAACGACCGGGTCTATATGAACATACGTGTTCAAATTCAGTACCTTCTTCGTTTAAGAAGCAAGTATCTCCGCCCCATTCAATGTTCCATTGCAAGTTTGCATAATAAACCATTGTCCATCCATTGGAGTCGTTGTCAATATGCGTATGAAATCTATCGTGTGGAGTACATAAGTTAATCATAGTGTTATGATGAAACTTGTAATACATATTATGTCGTTCTATAACTTCTTGGGGTAAATTTTCTAGCAACTGAGTAGCCTTGAAATCATCTACTTGCCAGGTCGATACAACTGAAATATGTTGTGAGTTTTCTAAAACACCGTTATCTGTACCATTTAATTTGTACAACGACTTGCTGCACATTTCGTAAATACCTGTCCTTACTGAATACGGCAAAACGTCATCGTAAACAAAAATTTTCCTATCAGGAAAATTAGACATAGAATATTCTTTTACTTTATATTCGAAGTTTTTTCTATCCATTTTTCTATTTTTATACACCTTCTATAAATGTGATCAAAGGGCTCTACCGTCTCTTTATAGTAATTATCGATCAGTTGGTGCTTATCACCAACAGATATGGCTTTACTATTACAAAGACTCATTCCCTGTATCACTGTTATCCAACTTTCAAAACTAAATCCATTAAGATATTTTGTATAGTCCATATGTCCTGTTGCAAAAAACCTTTCAAATTCTAAAAGTCTCTCTTGTAGTGTATCTGGTACATTATTTGGATTAGATTGTTCTTTCCAAAATTGAGAACCGTTACCTTTACCTCTGTAATGTAAGGATAAAAAGTCACGTATTCCTAAATATTGATGGTATACACTACTGTTAAATTGATCTTCATTTAACTTGTTATACTGCGTTGGATTCCAAGTTTGTAATAAAGTTAATAATTGATCAACAATAATTCCTGTTCCGTTTGCTTCAAGCGGTTCCATAAAACCTGTACTTAAACCTACTCCAATTACATTTTTTAATTGGCTCTGTTTCATTATGCTTGGCGTAAACTGTAAATTTGCTACTGGTTCTATATGCTTACCAAACTTGTTTCTAATTTCGTCTAGTGCTTGATCTTTTGTAAGATGATTAGGATCATACAAATAACCCTGTCCAGTTCTTTCTTTTAATCCTATTTTCCAAGTCCAACCTGCATCCATTGTAGTTGCAAGTGTTGCTGTATTATAGCAAGGTTTGTCCCACCAAGGCAATACTGCACAAGCAGGAAAATATGCAGACTGATCTACTGACGTAGCGTTCATTTCTTTTTCAAGAAGTAATCTAGCAAATCCACTGCAATCAAAAAACCAAGTTGCAGGTAATGTAATATCATTTGATAATTTAATACTTTTAATTTTACCTAGATTATCTTTTTCACTTGCAATGTAAGTTCCTTCAACAAGAGTTATACCACGTTGCAATCCTTTCTCTTTTAGATATGCAGCATTAGCACGACTATCAAAGTGCCACATAGGAAATATTTTTTCTACAATTGATCCGTAGTCATCGAATGGTACTTTATTATTTTTTAATAAATGTCCTGTAGGAACAACGTCAGCAATTTCTACATCCATACCTACAAGCATACGTAAAAAGTAATAACGTTCTTCTAAACTAGGAAAACGTTTGCCCCACGCATCATAGTAATGATGTGTAATAAGACTGTGCCAAAATACAGAGTCTTTTCCATTCCAGCCAACAAACTTGCCGCCTAGTTTCGGAGTTGCACCTACTGCTTTTGCCCAATCATTAAACGGAATACCTATTGTATCATACATTTGAGAAAGTGCAAATCCTCCTGACTCTCCTGCAATGATAGGTGGCTTAGTTGGATCTTCAACAACAGTCAAATCAATACTAGGCCAATAGTGTTTTACAAATAGTGCTGCTAGCCAGCCTGCTGTGCCGCCGCCTAGTATTACTGCACTAACACTATTCTTTTCCGTCATAGAACTTACCTTTCAAATATTGATAATGCGTTGGTAATGTTTTACATAATTCTAAAACGTCTTGTTTATGTTTTTCGTGTTTATTCATTGCTGCTTTCCAAATACTTGGCAAGCCTGGATATCTAAATGCTTCCATATCTGCGTGTGCTTTACTAATAGGATTGTATCCCATACCTGCTAGGATAAAATATTTTCCGTCATTAGTATCTCCGTCTAGATGTAGACGTGTGTTCATTCTATAGTTGTAATCTTGTACACAATTATCCCACGCTTCGTCAGGATTAGGAATGTAATTTACAGTATCAGTTACGTGCTTCCAATAAGGAGTATCTCTACGGCCACTTAAACCATAGTGCATACTTACAAATTGTTTGAAGTTATCAAGTTCAAACCTTGCTGCTGAATTCCATCCTTCAACATCCATATTATTTACAAGTCCGTTTCTACGTGTGAGTGTTCCTACTAAGCGTATAATGTTTTCGTGCGTTGTAAGCAGTCCTGTGCTTTCTAAAGGCTCAACAAACCCTAATGCTAATCCTATAGCACATACGTTTCCTTTCCAAGGAGTGTCTTGTACACCGTGTCTGATATTAATTCTGTTAAATTCTAATTTTTCTATTTGTTCTGGTTTTAATCTTTTGCTTAGATAGTTTTTAAATTCTACTTCTGCTTGATCCCAATCAACAAATTTGCTACTGTGTACATATCCTGTACCACGTCTATGATATAAAGGAATATCCCATACCCAACCGTTTTCAATAGCAGTACAATCTGTAAAACTGTGCATTTCATTTTCTTTATCGTTGTAAGGAATACGAGTTGCCATTGCACGATCATTCATTAATACATCACCGAAACTTACAAATTTAGTTTTCATTATTTTTTCAATTAATAATTTTGTAAATCCAGTACAGTCAATATATAAATCTGCAAAGTGAGATTGTTCTTCTCCTATTAGTTCAATAATATTTCCATTTTCATCTTGTTTTACATCTTTAACAGTATCCCAGAAATGTTTTGTACCATTAGGAAGAGCAATATTATTTTTTAAATATTGACCAAATTTTTCTGCATCCATATGGTATGCTGTATTAAGGTGGAAATCAAATCCTCTAATTTGTTGTCTTTCATCTGCGTTGTCATACAACTTATTTTGATCAGTCATAATAGTTTGATTCAACGCCCAACTTGCAAACTCACTATGATCATATTCATTTTCAGTATATGCTTGATGCCAAAAGTAATCCATTATTCCGTTTGATGTGTGATCAAAAGGCATTGTTCCAAAAGGATATTGAAAACTAGTTCCGTCTTTTTCTTTAAAGTCTGTGAATCTAATACTAGTCTTGTAAGTTGCATTACACTCTGCCATCCAGTCACTATCTTTCAATTCAAGCATATCCAAATATCTATTAATATGCCCTAGTGTAGATTCTCCTACACCTACAGTTGAGACTTTAGGTGATTCAACTAGACTAAGTTCTATATTTTTTAATTTTTTTGAAAGCATTGCTGCTGTCATCCAGCCTGCACTACCTCCGCCAACGATACAAATCTTTTTAATTTGCGCCATTATGTATCTCCTTAATGTAGTTAATTGCTTCCCAATGTCCTAATACAGCAGCCTCTCTACTATAATATACATCTAGTTTAATATCTGCTTCTGTCTTTGTTTCATATGGCAGTTGTTCCCATTGATCTAAATATGATTGTCTATCAATTATACCCAATCCTGTTAATACCATTATCCAATTAAAGTTATTAAACAATACATATGGGTGTGCAAAGTCAGTCCATAACGGTATTTGCTTTTTGTACAGTTCTAATGTTGCTTCATTAAAATCTGTCTTCTTAATGTTGTGGCTGTTTTTCCAAAACTCAGAATCTTTTCTTTTAGTAAAGTAGTGCAACTGTACAAAGTCTACAGTATTCTGAAAAACTTTTTCAAATTTTTTGTTATAACTATCTTGTACAACATCTCTATTTGGGTCGTAAAGCCCTAGATGATTAACAAAGGCTAATGCTTGTTGTATGGCTGTTCCAATGTTAGTGGCTTCTAAAGGCTCAATAAAACTTGCACTAAGCCCAACTGCTAGACAGTTTTTGTTCCACACATTACGTAAATATCCTGCACCAAATTTAAACTTTTTACGTATATCTAGATCGTGTCCGTAGTATTTTGTTACTTCTTCTATTGCTTGATCTTCAGTAATAAAATCATCGCAATATACATAACCGTTGCCGTATCTTTCTTGTGTAGGTATTTGCCACACCCACCCAGAACTTAATGCTGTAGCAGCAGTATAAGCAGGAAACTTATCATCTAGTTTAGTAGGAAATGTAATTGCACTATTCATTGGCAAATACTCTGTACAATCTTTCCAATCACTACCTACTTTACTGTGTACTACTTTAGCAAATCCTGTTGCATCAATATAAAAGTCACTTTCGTAAATGTTTTTTTCGCCGTGTAGTTTTTGTATAGTGCCAAGTGCTTCAACAGATTTAATTGTATCAACAATAATGTTGATTCTACGTTTGCTACACAAGTCATTTAAAAATTCATTTAATTTAAATGTGTCAAAGTGATATTGATTTGTACTCTCTAATACAGGTTGATAGTGTTGCGAATTAACAATAAATTCATCAAACATATCTATTTGTTTTTCGTTTTCTACAATCAGTTTGTGTAGTACATTAGGATGACCTATTCTGCTTTCTTCAATAAGATATGAAGGAACATTATGCAAATAATCTTTGCCGTCACCATTCCAATTCTTAAAATAAATTCCGTGTTTGAATGTACTGCCGCAGTGTATAAAAAAATCTGCAGGATTAATTTTTACAAATTCTAAAAAATCTCTCCAATGCTCAGTAGTGCCTTCTCCTACTCCAACAATATCGATAGTATCGGAACGTATTAGTTGTATTTGCATATCAGGATATGCAGCACGTAGAATAAGTGCAGTAGTTAAACCTGCTGTGCCGCCGCCTACTATTGTTACATTATTAATCATCAATTGCCTCTTGATCTACATTAAAGTTAATGCTAATTCTAACATCATTTGAGTTATTTACTTCTGTGTAGTGTTTAACGTGTGCAGGAAAGAGTATTAATTTATCTTCAGCACCGTGTACTGTGTAATGCATATCGTTAACTTTTCCTGCTTCTGAGTATGGATAATAATGTTGAGCATATTCGTTAGGATTAACAAATACAATACTACCTGCATCGCTATTAAATTTTAAATAGTAACATCCTGCTAGTACGTGTGTGGTATGAGAATGTTCTACTGTATAATCATCTTTGTTATGTATGTTTGCCCACATAGATACTATCTTAGGACGGCATCCAGGACTAAACCCTGCTTCATTCCAGTAATGTAAAAGGTTCTGGTATATTTTTGTTACTAGAGGTAAAAATAATTCTTCATTGTGTAATTCTTTGTTTACACTATGTGTACTTTTGCCGCCGGCTTCTAATGCGTGATTAGAATCATTTACAGAATCAAATAAAGTAAGCAAAAAGTCATTAATTTTAGACTTATCACTTTCTTCTAATTTTATTTCTGTTGTATAGGTACGAACAGGGAACATATCTAATAGCATATTATTACTTATTTAGATACAGTTCCCTGTACTTTATTAGTGATTTAGTCTGACGTAAGTTTTCCTACGTTTTTAACTAAATTTGGTACTTCTCTATTAACATTATCTGTCCACGCAGGTGAATCTTCTGTACCCCAATTAATAACAACACGAGAAGCTCTCATTTCTCTTGCTTCGTCACTGCTTGGTCCTGGTACAGTGTTTTTCACTGCTGCAATATGATCTTGCCAATTTGTTGTTCCATTTTGCATATCTTTAAACAACATATCTAGTTGTTCACCGATTTCACCGTATGCGTTTCTTCTTAAAACAGTATACGATGGTGGTGCTTGGACATTTTGTTCCCATACACCGTTATGTAAAACCCAAGAATCATTAACATCATCGGATGCACAAGTTGTCCATCTAACTTTTGCGTCTGGGCCCTCGAAAACTTCGAATTCGTCGCCCGGCTCGCAGATATGTTGAATACCACCTTGGAAATCTACTAATACACTTTTAGCCATAATTTATTACTCCTATTTGTAGTTCCATACTATACAGATGCCTGTTCGGCCCGTTCCGCCTCGTCTTCTACCACGAGGTGCACCAACACCACCACTACCTGGTGATGCTTGTCCTTCACGTTGTGATGGTTGCGGTCCACTATCGTGAACACCAATACTAGAACCACCAAAATATGAACTTCCTCCTAAACCACCACCGTGGTGTGTATGTCCGCGTCCTCCGCCTCCATACTGGTTTAGATTTCCGCCTGATCCAACGCCTGGTCGTCCACCTGAGTGACCACCAACACGTCTTGCACCTTCTCCACCACTTGCTGATAGATAAGGACCAAAACTGCTTGAACCTCCATTTCCCGCTGAGTTGTGATAGTTTACACCACCACCTCCACCGTTAAGTGTAACGGAAACTGATGAAATGCCTGTTACATCAATAACTTCTTCTGCATAACCGCCAGCGCCTCCGGATTCGCCGTGACCTGTTCCGCCACCGCCTGCTCCGCAGATCTGTACTCTAATTTTTTGAACGCCTGCTGGTCTGTTCCAAGTAGTGTTACTTGTATAATAGTTTACACTTACTAAGTCTCCATAAGTGTAATCAAACCCATCACCTGCATCATTAATTTTTAAAACTTGGTTTGCAGCACCTAAACTAGATTTACCTGTACCACCTTTTGATGGTGCTAGTGAGCCTGTTACTGCTGCACCTGTTAAATCTACTGCTCCTGCTGCAAATTTTGCTGCTACTAATCCTGCTGTTGGATCAATTTTACCACCTGTTACTGCACCGTCTGCAATTTGATCTGTATCAATTGAACCATCAATAATTTTATCTCTGTTAACTTGTCCTGAACCAATGTCAGCGGAACCGATAGTACCGTCAACAATACCAGCACCTGTTAATTTCTTTAATCCTTCGTAACTTATTGCCATATTATTTGTACTCCCAAACCACTACCATTCCAGTACGTCCTGAGCCGCCTCGTCTTCTACCTCTAGGAGCGCCTGTGCCGCCTGATCCATTTGCTGCTTGTCCTTCACGTTGTGATGGTTGTGGGCCACTATCGTGAACACCAATATTTCCGCCACCAAAATAGCCGTTGCCTCCACCACCACCACCGTGGTGTGTATGGCCTGCGCCACCTCCGCCGTAAATGTTTAAGTTACCGCCTGAACCAATGCCTGGGCGTCCACCTGAGTGTCCACCTACTCGCCTAGCACCTTCACCGCCTGACGCACTTAAATACGGTCCAAATGATGTTGTTCCGCCATTACCAGCACTGTTATGGTAGTTTACACCACCTCCACCACCGCCAATGGAAATACTTACACTACTAACACCAGTGACATCTAAATATTCTTCTGAGTATCCACCTGATCCGCCTGCTTCTCCGTGGCCTGTTCCGCCACCTCCGCCGCCGATTACTTGTACTCTAATTCTTGTTACGTTCGTTGGTTTTGTCCAAGTAGTGTTACTTGTATAAACTCTACAAGCATTTAATCCTGTTAAACCTGTAGTTGGGTTACCACTAGCATCTGTTCTAATATTTCTTCTAGCGTCACCGCCAGCATATGCTAATCCAGTACCACCTTTACTTCCTGAAAGGGCTCCGCCTACTTTAGCACCTGCTAAGTCAATACTGTTACTACCTAACTTACTTGATGTAATTGCACCATCTGCAACATCGCCTGATGGAATACTACTATTAGCAAGTTTAGCGTTTGTAATTGCTCCAGTGTCAAATTTTGGAGTATCTAGTGTTGTATTTACAATATCATTTAAAACAATAGTTGTATCAACTAGGCCTTCGCCTGTAATTTTTTGTAATCCTTCGTAATTAAATGCCATTATCTTAAACTCCAAACAACTACCATACCGGATTTACCACTTGCACCTCTTCTACGTGCTTGTGGTGCACCAACACCACCACTTCCGGGTGCTGCTTGGCCTTCACGCTGTGATGGTTGTGGGCTACTGTCGTGTACCCCAATGTTTCCTCCACCGAAGTAACTTGTACCTCCGTGGCCTCCGCCGTGGTGCGTGTGACCTGCGCCACCGCCTCCGTACATATTAATATTACCACTTGATCCAATACCTGGTCGTCCACCTGTGTGTCCGCCAACACGCCTTGCTCCTTCACCGCCACTTGCTGATAGATAAGGACCAAAACTTGATGTTCCTCCATTACCTGCTTGGTTGTGATAGTTTACACCGCCGCCGTTGCCGCCAATTGTTATACTCACTGTACTTACGCCAGTTACATCAACAATTTCTTCTGAATAGCCGCCGGCTCCGCCTGCTTCTCCGTGTCCAGACCCACCTGCTCCGCCACCAACTACTTGTACTCTAGCTCTAGTACAGCCTGCTGGTTTTGTCCAAGTACTGTTTCCTGTGTACACATTACATTGAATAAGACCACTAAAGCCCCATTCAAGTGCATTACCTGAATTGTTTACCATCAAAGTTCTATCAGCGGCAGTAGAAGTTAATGCTGTACCACCGTTGGCAACAGGTAGTGTACCGGTCGGTATGCTTCCTGATAAACTAACTGCACCGTCTGCAATAGCAGTTTCGGTTATACTTGCATCGTTAATTTTACCAGAAGTAATGTTTGCTGCATTGATTTTATCACCTGTGATGTCACCTGCTGCTACTGCTGCTGCGTTAACAGCACCACTTGCAAAGTCATCACCTGTTAATGATGCATCAACAATACCGTCATTTGTTATCTTCTTAACACTGTTATAATTAAATGGCATTTACAAATTCTCCTATTAAATCGCCTCTACAAGCCAGCCACTGGCCGAACCTGAATAAACTAATGTAAACGCTGCACCCTCTGTACTCACTGTCATAGTATCTGCATTACGCATAATCTTATGTGACCCAGGATCAACTGTTAAGTTGTTTGTTTGAAACGATCCATTTACATCAAAAATCTTAATGATGTCCCCTACAAAAGGGTTATTTGGTAAGTCTAATGTTGCTACGCCTGTTGAAGTATCAACAAAATAAATTTTGTTTGATTCAATTGATCGACTAGCATTAATCGCTTCCTGAGCGAAGAGTGAGGGAGGCACAACTCCTCTTGGATTTGCTTTTACTTCTCTTCCCATCTTTATCTCTCCTCGTTATATCGTTGCTGTTTCAATGCCGTATGCTACTGCACTGACGTTAATTGTGTCAGAACGTACAACTAAAATTTTTGTAGCGTCCATTACAATACCTGTACGCTCAATAACTGAATTACCAACTAATTCTGAATCAAATTCAATAAATTCATCATTTGCCGGTGTTGCACTTGCGGACACTGCCACTCTAATCTTTGCTGAACTAGCATTTCTATTACATACCGATAGCGTTAATACACTAAAAGTATCTGCCGGAACAGTGTACAGAGTAGTATCTGTAACCGCTGCTAGATCTGCTGTTCCTAATCTTCCTGTTGCCATTTTACATTTTCTCCATTATGTTTATGTTAAGAAGTAACTCCACGCTACTGGTAAACCACGCACACCGCCTTTAAAGTTCATATTTGCATCAACATTAATAGCCTGTTGTGTTGTAGTTGTTATAGCATCAGCAGCAATATATATAAAACCTGCTGTAACACTATTTACGTTAAGTGATGCACCACCACCACCAATTTGTGAACTAATGTACGCTTTGATCGCTCTCTGCGTTGGTACTACATTGTCACTGTCTGCTGTAAAGAACGGATCTGTACTAAATTCGTCAATACTTGCTGATCCGCCACCTAGTGTAACTTCACCCAGTGATAGTTCTTGTAGTCCTGCAATGTTAAATGCATCTGCATTCAATGTTGCAACACCAGTTGATTGTTCAATACTAAACAAGTCACCAACTCTAAAGTTACCGTCTTGGTCAGTAGCAGTGAAGAACACTCTACCTCCATTACGTTCTCTAGTTTCTTGTAGTTGTACAGGATCTTGTAAAGGATTGTTTGGATAGTTTGTTTCTGTAAACGATCCAGTACCAATATCTAAGAAATCGTGTCCTGTTAAACGTACCTGTGAGTATCTAATTCTTGTTGTAACACTTACGCCGTCTGCTGGAACATTAATAACTTTCATTTCTGGTGATATCTGTAAGAAACAAGTTAATGCGCCATCATTTGCTCCAAGTAGTGTAACAATGTTAACCAACTTGAATGTTTCATTTGGTAAGTGTCCAAATACAATGTTTGATCCTGTTGGCGGACGAGCACTTAATTGTCTAATTGCAATAAAGTTTCCGCTTTGACTAAACTCTGCATAACCATTACCACCTACTAAGTCAGCACTTGCTGAAACGTATCCTGTACCTCTACTTCTAAATGATGGAGTAGCAAGTACACCGCTTCCTGTTCTAACTTCGAACGGTACTGGGTAAATTTCACTTGGATCAGTAATAGTCATTGTAGGTACAGTTTCATATCCTGAACCTGGTTCTGTGATACGTACTTCAAAGATTTTGTTCTGTGCAACTCCAGGTCTTGCTTTTGTTGTTGCGCCTGCACTAATTCTTTGTACGCTATCTGATGCGTCTGTATCAATAACTACCCAATAACCGTTACGCTGATATGTACCAAATGCTACAGCGTTAAATCCGTTTGATGTAACCTCTCCAGATCCAACACCTTCCCAAGTAAAGTTATAACCATCTTGTGACATTGCAACATAAGTATAACCTTCGCCATCTTCACCTGCTTTGTATGCAGTAATCATAAACTGGCCTTGGCCGTATGCAATTCTTTGCAATCCTGCTGGTGTTGTTGAGTCTGGTGAACTAATATCTTTTGTAGTCCAAGTAGCACCTTTATCAATACTGTATGCAATTGCACTACTGTCAGTTGCTGTTGCAATAAAGTGGTTTTGTCCAAATGCTACACTTGACCAAGCACTTGCTGCTGGTAAAGTTGTTACATCAATCCAATTAACTCCGCCGTCTATACTGTAAGCAGCAGTTGTTGTGCCTGATTTAACAGCAACTAATATACTTTGTCCTGCTGTAATAGCAGTAAAGCCTGTGCTGTTTAATGTACCTGTAGTATCCCAAACTTCACCGTCTAATGATATCGCTACAGTTACACTATCACTTGCAATTGCTACAAATCTTTGGTTGTAATTATCGTATGTTACGTCAATCCAAGTTGCACTTGCTGGCAAACTAGTTGCTGTCCAAGTACTACCGTCTGCTGAGTAAGCAGCATTTGATGTTCCTGACGCAACTGCAACTATTCTAGCAACTTTACCAACTGATGATCCATCATCAATTTTTCCTGCTGCTAATGCTGTCCAGTTAGATGCACTCGGTAATGTCGCTGCACCCCAAGTTTTGCCGTCAATACTTCTTGTGGCTGCTGTGCTTCCTGTTTTTGCTGCAAAAAATGCACCTGCTTGTCCAAAGCCAGTTGTATCAACTTCTAGGATTTCGCCTGTTGTACTATTAATTGCTGTTGCTGTAATTGTAATGTCGTTAGTACCATCTGTACCACCTAGTTGTGAACCTGTAATTGCTAAATTATCAAGTCTAGTGTAGCCTGTACCACCGCTTACTACAGATACTGTATATTTCCAACCGTTTCTAATAACTTGGAATGCTGCACCTGTACCGTTGCCGCCTGTTGCTGTCGGTAAGTAAACATCAGCAGTTTCAATAAACTCTGCTGCTGTCCAAGTACCTGATGATGACAATGTGCCGCCTTCGGAACTAAATCCTGGAGCAGTAAATGTTAGTCTTGGCTCAACAATATATGTTGACGATGCATCTGGTGCAACAATAGTTGTTCCTGCAACAATATGATCCCAACCGCTTGCGCCATCGCTTTCTCTTACAACGTTTGCAAGTTTTGTACCTGCATTGTACGTACTAATAACACCAAACTGTCCAACACCTGAACCGCCTGTTACATAAACTTTCATTCCAACATATGCTGAACTAATCTCTGCATCAGTTGCTGCAAGTGTAATTGCACTTGTGTTACCACCCTGTGCAGTATTTGCATTACT